TGAAGAAGTAATCGGTACAGTTTAATTAACTTAGAGGTTTAAAACTATGGCAACCCGTCAACAACTAAATCCACCCCCTTTAAGAAAGATTACTGACTTCAAAAGTAAGCTGACTGGTGGTGGTGCAAGACCCAATCTCTTTGAGGTTGTTCTTTCATTTCCAGATGCTGCTGCACCAGATGCAACAGTTTTGGATAAGGCAAGATTCTTGGTCAAGGCTGCGAATCTTCCAGCATCAAACGTTGCTGCGATTGATGTTCCTTTTAGAGGAAGAACTCTCAAAGTTGCTGGAGACAGAACTTTTGATAGTTGGACTATCACCGTTATGAACGATACTGATTTCGCAATCCGTTCTGCCTTTGAGAACTGGATGAATACAATCAACAGAGTATCTGATAACACTGGTCTTACCAATACGGCAGACTATCAGGCAGATGCATTTGTTTACCAATTGGATCGTGATGGTTCTACTTTGAGAGCATATCACTTCTATGATGTATTCCCAACACAAGTTTCTGCAATCGAACTATCTTATGATAGTGGTGGAGACATCGAAAACTTTACTGTAGAACTGCAAGTTCTCTGGTGGGAAGCAGTCAAAGGTACTTCACCTGCAGCAGGCGGTCAAGATATCAACTAAATAGTTAAATAACAGACTAACTTTAATTATAATATGGCAAGACTTTTTGGTTTTTCAATTGAAGATACAGAAAAGAAATCCGCCTCTATAGTTTCCCCCGTCCCCCCCAATAATGAGGACGGGGTTGATAACTATATTGCTAGTGGATTTTATGGGCAATATGTAGATATTGAAGGTGTTTATAGAACAGAACAAGATTTAATCAAAAGATATCGTGAGATGTCTATCCATCCAGAGTGTGATGGTGCTATTGAAGATGTTGTAAATGAAGCAATTGTCAGTGATTTATATGATTCACCAATTGAGATTGAACTATCAAATTTAAATGCTAGTGATAAACTAAAGAAAGCAATCAGGGAAGAATTTAAGTACCTGAAAGAGATTTTAGATTTTGACAAAAAATCCCACGAAATTTTTAGAAATTGGTATATTGATGGAAAACTTTATTATCTAAAAGTTATTGATACCAAAAAACCCGAAGAAGGAATTAAGGAATTAAGATATATCGATCCAATGAAGATGCGATATATTCGTCAAGAAAAAAAGAAAGATAGAGATGATTATATCAATCTAAAGGCAGGTACGGATGATGCTAAGATTCTCTCACCAGAATTAGAGGAGTATTTCATCTATACTGCAACATCAAATTATTCGTCCGGAATGATTGGTAATAGTAATCAAAAAGGTGCAGTAAAGATCGCTAAAGATTCTATTACATATTGCAGTTCTGGTCTTGTAGATAGAAATAAAGGAACGGTACTTTCATATCTGCATAAAGCAATTAAGGCACTCAATCAACTTAGAATGATTGAGGATTCACTCGTAATCTACAGGTTATCACGTGCTCCAGAACGTAGAATTTTCTATATTGACGTTGGCAATCTTCCAAAAGTAAAGGCAGAACAATACCTCAAAGAGGTTATGTCTCGGTATAGAAACAAACTTGTCTATGATGCATCTACAGGTGAAGTTCGTGATGATAAGAAATTTATGAGTATGATGGAAGATTTCTGGTTACCTAGAAGAGAAGGTGGTAGAGGAACCGAAATCACCACACTTCCTGGTGGTCAGAATCTTGGAGAACTTGCCGATATTGAATATTTCCAGAAGAAACTTTACAGAGCACTGGGTGTTCCCGAATCAAGAATTGCTTCAGATGGTGGATTTAACTTAGGACGTTCATCAGAAATCTTAAGAGATGAACTTAAATTTGCCAAGTTTGTTGGACGTTTAAGAAAGCGTTTTGCAAATATGTTTAATGATATGTTGAGAACGCAATTGATTCTCAAGAACATTGTATCACCAGAAGATTGGGAAACCATTAGTGATCATATTCAATATGATTTCTTGTATGATAATCAATTTGCGGAGCTTAAAGAATCAGAACTAATGAATGATCGTTTAGCAACTCTTGCTACGATTGAACCATATATTGGTAAGTATTATTCTACCGAATATGTTCGTAAGAAGGTACTTCGTCAAACTGATTCAGAAATCATTGAGATTGATGAGCAAATTGGAGATGAAATTAAGAAGGGTATTATTCCTGACCCATCACAAGTTGATCCAATTACTGGGGAACCATTACCACCAGAAGGTGGTGATCCTGGACTGATGGGAGATGTTCCACAGGAACCAAATATGGATGCCCAAGCGCAAATAACACAGGTTCCAGAACCTAAAGGTGGTAAGATATAAATAAAGAATAGACATATATTAAAATTTTATGGAAGAACTTATCGACTTGATTGCTACTGATTCGTCAGCATCGGAAATCAGTGACAAAATTAAAGACGTTCTGTTTGCCAAGGCAGCAGAAAGGGTTGATGCTGCTCGTCCTTTAGTTGCTACATCTATGTTTGGTAATGAACCATCATACGAGGATCAAGAGTAATGAAAATCACTAAAATTATTACAACTGAAGTAAGTACTCCAACCACTGCTGGTACTGCTAGTAGTATCGGTGATGCAACTTGCGTTCGCTTATATAATAATCAAACTGGTATTGTCACTGTCGGAATAAACACTTTAGTTGGTGCAGCAACTACAAATTTCTTTGCAGTACCAAGTTCATCTGTTGAATTCTTACAAAAAACAAGTACTGATGTCATTTGGACTTCAGCAGCTATTAAAGCAAATAAAGTAGCATTCACAAACTAAAATGAAACTCATCACAGAAGAAGTACAACAGGTTAAATTCATCACCGAAGGCAAAGGTGTCGAGAAGAAAATGTTTATTGAGGGAGTTTTCCTTCAGGGAGACATTTGCAACCGTAACGGTAGAATGTATCCAATGCAAACTCTTGCCCGTGAAGTAAGAAGATACAACGAGGCATTTGTCGGTAAGGGTCGTGCTCTTGGAGAACTTGGACACCCTGATGGTCCAACCGTTAATCTTGATCGTGTTTCCCATAAAATTGTTTCCCTTGAACAAAAAGGAAGCAACTTTATTGGTAAAGCACAACTTCTAGAAACTCCGATGGGTAAGATTGCTAAAGCACTTATCTCTGAAGGTGTTTGTCTTGGAGTTTCTTCTCGTGGTGTAGGTTCACTCAAAATGACCAATGAAGGTCATAAAATTGTGGGTGAAGATTTTATGCTTGCAACTGCAGCAGATATTGTTGCAGATCCTTCTGCTCCTGATGCTTTTATTTCGGGAATTATGGAAGGTAAGGAGTGGGTTTGGGAAGGAGGAATTCTTCGTGAAAGTCTTATCGAAAAGACTCAAAGAAGAATCAACACCTTAGTTGACCAAAAAAGATTAGATGAACATAAAGTTAATCTATTCCAAGATTTCTTAGCAAATCTTTAAATTATAAATAAATATAGATTATAACACAATCAAACAAATGTCCGTTGGTAGCAATTTACAAGAAATGGAAAACGTAGTAACCAAAGGCGCTGCTAAAGCTGAACCAATGCAAAAGTTGTCCACTGGAATTGCTCCTGGACAAACTGGAAGTTGGGAAGACTTAGGTGGTCCTACCCCAGATAATTACAGAGTTGATGACGATTCAGCAAAGCTGAAGGATCCTGCCGCAACTCTTTCTCAGGTCAAGAATGTCGTTAATGCTAAGGCTGCTAAAGCTGATGCAATGAAGAAAATGGCAGAAGAGTCTGAGGAAGATGAAGAGAACCTCATTGCCGAAGAGGAAGTTGCCGAAGCAATGGAAGAAGATGAGGATGAAGAGGAAGAAACTCCCAATCCTAAGAAAAAGAAAAAGGGTGGAAAGGAGGAAGAAGATGATGAAGATGAAATGGAGGAAGAGTTTGATATCGAAGAAGATGTCAATGCTCTCCTTTCAGGTGAAGATCTTTCTGAAGAATTCCAAGAGAAAGCACGTACCATCTTTGAGGCTGCAATCAGATCTAAGGTTTCAGAAATCAAAGAAGAACTTCAAGAAGCATACGAGCAATCACTTGTAGAAGAACTTGTTGCTATTAAAGAAGAACTCACCGATAGAGTCGATGCATACCTTGAGTATGTTGCCGACGAGTGGGTTGCAGAAAATGCTCTTGCTGTTGAAGCAGGACTCAAAACTGAGATGACCGAATCATTCCTCCAAGGAATGAAGGGTCTTTTTGAAGATCATTATGTAACAATCCCTGAAGATAGATATGATGTACTCAATACTATGGTAGAAAAACTTGATGAAATGGAAGGAAAACTCAACGAGCAAATTCAAAGAAATGTTGCTCTAAATCAAAGATTAGCCGAGTCGGTTGCTGATGTAATCTTCTCCGAGGTCTGCGAAGGTCTTGCACTTTCACAGAAGGATAAACTCGCTTCTCTTGTTGAAAATGTTGAGTTTGATGGTGAAAACAACTATCGTGAGAAACTAGTAACTTTAAGGGAATCGTATTTCCCATCCAATGCTGGTACTCAAAGAAATCATTCAGAGAATCTCTCTGAAAGTACTGAATCCGTTTATCAACCAGTATCTGGTCTGATGGAGTCATATGTTCAGACTCTGAATAGAGTTTCGAAAAAGTGATTTTTAAATCATAAGCAAATCAAACTAACTTTTTAAAGAGGAAAAACAAATGCAAATGTTCAATGCAGAGCAATTGCAGGAGAAGTGGGCACCACTCCTAGACCATTCAGGTCTTGGGGAAATCAAAGATTCTCATCGTAGAATGGTAACCGCAGTTCTCCTGGAGAACCAAGAAAGAACACTCCGTGAAGAGCGTGAGTTCCTTTCAGAATCACCAACCAACTCAGGTAATGGAGTTGGTGGATCAGGCGCTTTCGGTGGTAGCGCATCTTCACCTGTTGCAGGTTTCGATCCAGTTCTGATCTCCTTGATCAGACGTGCAATGCCTAACTTGGTCGCTTATGACCTCGCAGGTGTTCAACCAATGAATGGTCCTACCGGACTTATCTTCGCAATGCGTTCACGCTACACCAATCAGAGTGGTACTGAGGCATTCTTCAACGAAACAGATACCAGATTCTCTGCTCAGAATGCTGCTGGTACTCTTACTCAAACTGGCATCGGTACTACCGCTGCTCAGTCCGGAACCAACCCATCAGTTCTTAACGATGCACCTCCAGGTACATACAACCTTTCGGGTGGTATGGCTACTGGCGACTCTGAGAACCTTGGAACCACTGCTGGTGGTCAGTTCAACGAAATGGCGTTCTCAATCGAGAAAGTCACCGTTACTGCTAAAACAAGAGCACTCAAGGCTGAGTACTCACTTGAGCTCGCTCAAGACCTTAAGGCAATCCACGGTCTAAACGCAGAAGCTGAGTTGGCAAACATCTTGTCAACTGAGATTCTTGCTGAAATCAACCGTGAAGTCATCCGTACCATCTATAACGTTGCTAAGCCCGGTGCTCAAGCAAACGTTGCTACTGCCGGTACTTTTGACCTTGACGTTGATTCCAATGGTCGTTGGTCAGTTGAGAAGTTCAAGGGACTTATCTTCCAAATCGAGCGCGATGCAAACGCAATTGCACAGCAAACTCGTAGAGGAAAGGGTAATATGATCCTTTGCTCTGCTGACGTTGCTTCGGCACTCACCATGGCAGGTGTTCTTGATTACACCCCAGCACTCAACGCCAATCTTAACGTTGATGACACCGGCAACACCTTCGCAGGTGTTCTTCAAGGCAAGTATAAGGTCTTTATCGATCCTTATGCTGCTAACGTATCTGCTAACCAGTACTACGTTGTTGGTTATAAGGGTTCTTCCCCTTATGATGCAGGTATCTTCTACTGCCCTTATGTTCCTCTCCAAATGGTTCGTGCCGTTGGTGAGAACACCTTCCAACCAAAAATTGGATTTAAGACTCGTTATGGTATCGTTGCTAACCCATTTGCTAAAGGTTTCAGTGATTCCAATCCTGGAGTTGTCGAAGCTAACACTAACGCATACTACAGAAGAGTCAAGGTAACTAACTTGATGTGAGCCTTTCTCACATTTCTTAAGGGATCCTTCGGGATCCCTTTTTTTTATCTAAATACAAATAAAAGATTATGGCGTCACCATTTGCCAAGCAAATAGACAATAGAAATTTTCTATCACCAGTTGGATTCAAATTTACTTTAGCAAAGGAACCTAAAGTAACATTTTTTTGCAACTCAACAAGAATTCCGGAAATTAATTTAGAAGTTGTGC